AATAATAATTTATCTATCATACTACACGATCACGAGAAAAATGCTTTATTCTTAAATACAAATTATACTACATTTCCTACAATTTATTTTGTATATGAAGCACGTAATCATATTTTAACAAATCTTATAAATATTTCAAATGACCGTTATCTTGATGAAATGGTAAAATATGTTAGAAATAAAGGTTATGTTGTTAATATACATAGACAGAATAATCAATTCGTAATGGGATTAGTTCATTAGGTTTTAAACTTTAAACGCACATTCTAAGAATATTATAATAATTTAGATAGTTTAAACGCACCTTAGAAAGTCAATTTCTTTCATATATTCATCTTCATTTGGTGTTTCTAATATAATCATAACATTTTTAAGATTTTTAGCAAATGTTGTAAGTTTATCTATAGGTATTGTGTTAGTATCACAAAATAATTGTTCGTGGCGATCTTTTAAAGATCCTTTTGGTGTTTTAGATCCGTTAAAATGTATTACGATTACATTATGTTTTAATTTATTATAAGCATCTATAATATCAAAACCGGCTGACCATACGTGGCAAGTATCAAAACAAACTCCAAAATACTTTTTATCAAAGTCTTTTGTAAAATTATTAAAGTCGTCTATATTTACGATCATTTCAGTCCCTTGACCTGCACCAGTTTCTAATATTATTTTTGTATTTAAATTATTCTCTTTAATAAACCCTATAATTTCTAACATAAATACTTTCATTTGTTTCATACAATCTTCTGGTTTGTTTTTAACATATTTTCCTACGTGTAATATTACACCAATAGCCTTATACTTATCTGCGATTATTAGATCAGTTGCAATTGTATTCATATTTAATTTTATTTGTTTAGGATCTAAAGACGCTATATTTATTGTATATGATGCGTGTATTACAAAATTACATTGTAGATCTTTAATTGATTCGTATTCTTTTATATATTTATCTAAATTAGCTGGAGAACAATTAGACGGATTAGATGTAAATATTTGTAAAGCATTACCTCCGTATTTATGCAATTTTTCTATAGTTTTCTTTAAAGTTTTTTCACGATTTATATGAGCGCCTATTATTTTAGAAGACATTATTACATTATTAATAATATCTTCTAAAATACTTTTTATAATATACTCCATTTTATAATATTTAATCTATACGACATCATTTTTAATTTGTATAGCAAACTTGGTATTATCTTTTGACATATCCAAATAACTTATATTTTTATAAACATTTCTTACAAACTTATTAACACCGGTATAACTAAATACTTTTCCATCTTCTAAATATTCTTTCGCAAAATCTTCAATATTTTCCGGCATTTTCTCTTCTGTTATTAAATTAAGTATTTTTATCAATTGCATAGGATCTTGTATATAGGGTGTAGCTGTCATTAACATCAATTTACACGTTTTATGTTTTATAGCCTCACGTAATACTTCTAGATTTGGCGCTTCTAATCTTGATAATGATCCGTCAAATAACTTATGTGCTTCGTCTATAATTATTAAAGTATTGTTTAAATTATCTCTAGCATATTTATTTTTATTTTGTAGCATATTTGTAAAAGTTTTATACGATACAGCTATCAAACCTTTGTCTATTTTAGCTTTATCATAACATAATTCTACATTTTTTTGAATATCTTTTAATAAAGTTCCACGTGATACCCAGATTACTGAATATTTCTTATCTATAAAATTACGGGCTACACCTAAACCTAAACAAGTTTTTCCTGAACCAACATAATGCCAGCATAATATACCTTTAATATCTGTAGATGGTTGAAAATAATCTTTTATCATTAATTGTGTTGGTGTAAGTTCAAACTTACCATAACAAGATGATTTATTATTACTATATATTTCGGAATATTTATCATATAAATTATTCTTAAAATCCATTACATCTTCCGTAAGACCATTACTTGATATAAAATTTGTTTTTAAACTCCTCGTATAATTACCAAATAATAAATCTTGAATATCTTGCAATTCAAAATAATCTATTGAAGCATAATAACATATCTTTGTTAATTCTTTACTAAAACTTATATCCTGTTTAGGTGTAGGATAATATGAATATATTATCTGTTTTGTTCCATCCGGTAATCCTATATGACCACAAGTTCTTCTTATTCTTCCTATTATTTGATTTTCTTCATTATCATAAATTATTTTTGAAAAAATATGCATATACTTTACATCAAATAGATCTATACCTTCTTTATAATATTTATCTATTACAATTATCTTTATATTTTTACCTAAAATGTTATCAGGTCTTTCATTAAATGTAGTTTTTATTTGTTTTACTAACGATTTACTTAGAGGTTTTCTGTATACATTATTAGCTGTTAAATATGCAAAACATTTACCATCACTTTTCATTTGCGATTTATGATCTTTATCGTAAGCAGAATAAAATCCTAAAATATTTAGCAATCCACATATTATTTTAGTGCAACTTGTTGATGATGCGTAAATTACGTGTTTATATTCTTCATTATTAACATATATTATTTTACGTAAATTATTATACAATGATAATAATTTTTTATTGTTATTAATATACGTTCGTAATTCTTCAATACTAAACTTTGTATTATCAAATCTATAGATATTCTTCATTTATTATAATAATGATATAGAAAACAAATAAAATAGATCTTATAAATGGTTAATAAACTTGTTAATTTAGGTAATACTTGTGCTATTAATTCATTATTACAATGTATTAATATTTGTAAGATTAATATTGGTTTATTTGATAAACCTGAAAATAATACATTTACTAGAGCATTATTTGAATTATTACATTTAATGCAGGTTTATGATGATAAAATTATTAAACCTAATAATTTCTTAAATTATTTATATTCCACATTTTCTTCATTTCAACCTAGACAACAATTAGACGCACAAGAAATATGGACTTTATTATCAAATGAAGTTTTCAATAACACTGGTAATATAATAGATAATAATAAATCTTTTACATCTATTATACATAAAAAAGCTTTTGAACAAATTGCTAAACATAATAATAATAAAGCATCATTATGGAATGATATTTTTCAAGGAGTTTTATTACAAATATTAATATGCCACAATTGTAAAAATAAAACTTATTCATTTGAAACCTTTTACTCTATTAGTTTAAACTTAGGTGATAGCATTGTATTAATGTTAAAAGAATATTTTTCTAAAAGCATTACAGATGAAATTGATTGCGAATGTTGTCGTAAGAAATCCAAACAAGATAAATATATCAAGTTTTATAAATTACCTAAATATTTAGTTATATCATTAAATCGGTATAATAATTTAGGACAAAAACTTAATTTTAAAGTTAATATTAATAAAAATATACTGTTAAGTCATAATATTCTTTATGATAATAAAAATAAAATTGAAGTGGAGCTAAGTTCTGCTATTAATCATTTTGGTAGTATTAATAGCGGACATTACAATGCCTTAGATAACAACAACAACATTGTTATTGATGATGACACGATTATACCTTTAACTAATGACGATTTTTATAGCGATAATAATAGCATTTATATGTTATTTTATAAGATCAATTTTAGCATTTAATTCTTTTATTGCTTCTACAATTAAACCCATCATTTTAGAATATTCAATACTTAATATACCTTCATCATTTTCATTTACTACTTCTGGCAATACTGATCTTACATCTTGTGCTAATAATCCGGTATCTTTAATACCATTAAGATCTTTACGTTTAAATGTATATCCTGATAATGATTTAAGTTTATCTACTGCATTTTCTATTTTTTTAAGATCATATTTCACTCTTGAATCTGATATATTACGCACTCCTTTCTTTGCTTCTATATGTGCGTTTGTGCTAATAGAACCTATACTTATTATATTACCATCACAATTTATATTACTTGTAGTATTTATTTCTCCATCTATTTCTATATCTCCATTCGCTGTTAGAGCAGTATCTGAAAGTATTGTTGCCGTATTATTGCCTTCTTCAAACATAAAAGGCTTACAACATTTTATATTTCCATATACATTCATTGTATTTTTAGGGATACTATGATTACTAGTATAATCTGATAATTCTAATATTGTTTCATTCTTAATTGTAGCAACCCTTACATTTCCAAACATATTAATATCATATTTGCTAGCATATGCTTTTATGTTGTCTCTTGTAGGTGCTATATCTTTATAAAATGTTTTAAAATAATTGTAATAAATTTTATAAATATCAAAATTAACACTTCCTTCTACTGCAGTAGCATATATAACAGCAGTATCAAATGTGTATTTTATAGTAGCTTCATCTTGATCATAATCTAATAAATTACTATAATTACCAAACCATATTTTATTTTTAGTCGTTGAGGTTTCTAAATATTTACCTAAACTAATTACATTATTTGTTATATTAATACGATCTCTTATTTTTAAAATATCATTATCATATTTTATATTGATATTAGAATTATTAAATTGTAATTCACCTATTATTTTTACATTACCATCAAAATATGCTATATCTTCATTATTTGTATTAGTATTTGATAATTTATTAAGACTTGATATTAGAAATCCTGATATATCATTATTGCTACGATAATCTTCTATAAGTTCGTATTCTATTTGTCCATAACATAATGTAACTTCGTTAAAAAAGTTAGTTCGAATATCATTATATTTAAAAAATGCTGAATTAAAGTTTGATGTATCGATTTCAGTAAATTTTATCGTTTGACCTCCTAATATATTTATATTCGTTGTGGTAATTGTTGTTGCGTTTATAGTATCAACTGTTATATTATTTAAATCTAAATTATTTACATTTGTTATATCATTACCCATAAAATTTACATCATTATGAATATTTGATATTGTTAGATCAGGTATAGTTGCTTCCAATGTATTAAGATCTTTTATTGTTAGCAATCCATTACTATTCAATGTAAGTATATCATTATTACTAAACTCACAATGCATTATCAATGGACATTCTATTATTATTGGATTTGTATTAATATAATACATTACCTCTGTCTCATCACTTTTTTCGTATAATATATGAATAGTGAAATTAATTATAATAGACTCAGTTCCTCCTGGTATATTGTAAGGACTGTAATTACTTTCAATTATATTGTAATAATCTATATTACATCCTATTAAATTATCTTCAAAACTATACTCTATACCATCCTTATGTTCATTAGTTTTGTCTAAAATTATTGGTTTGATATCTTCTGTTTTATAAAATCCGATATATACATCTATATCATATTCAGTTATACCATCTACCTCTTCAACTAAACGTGATTTACATTCATTTGCAAAAATAGTATAGTTATTATAATCATAATTTGTAAGATGTAAGTTGCATATGCTGGTATTTAAAAACGGATCATTTGTTATAGGATCTATAACCAATGGTGTGGTATTTGAAGACCATATAGCATTTTGAACAGGGGGTAAAAGATCTAAATATATTATATGGTCTGCAGTTGTTATATTACTACTTAATGTTAATTCTAAATTACTAAATATTAATTCAGTTTG